GCATCTGCTGCCGCTTCCTTTTTAGATTCTTTTGTTAATAATTTTTGAATACTTAATTGAGTACCTAAGCCAATAATCATTTTGGCTATATTTCCAATCATTAAAGTACTTAAAAGACCCATTGTAGCATAAATACCTTCCGAAGATGATAAAATAGAAGCAAAACCTTGAACAAAATTACCAAATGCTCCATCCATCATTTCTCCTAATAAATCACCTAACTTAGCCATTGTATCCTGTAGTTTTTCAGCAGCGGCTGATTGTTCATAGGCTGCTAGCATTTGTTTACCAGTTTCCGTTGTTTTTAATTCTTCTAATCTACCTTCTTCCTTTAATTGTTCTATAGATTCAGCACCTAAAGTACTAAGAGTTTCTCTTTCTCTTAACATGTTAGCTAATTGGTCTGCAGTCATTCCAGCCGCTTTAGCTAGAGATTCTTGTTGAATAACATTTAATTCAGAAAATTCCTGTGCGGATCCCATTTGATCAGCTATTTCAGTTAATGCTTCTGCACTTTTTCCTTGTAAAGCTAATCTTCTTGCTGTTTCAAGATTTATTTGTCTACCAGTTAATAGTTCAGCTTCCATTTCTGCTTCAATAGATGAACTAAAATCTAAAAGGTTACGAGAAATATCTGCTGCTTCTTTTAATGTTACCCCTAATTTTTGTGCTGCTATTACAGCATCAGCTAATCTTTTTGTATTAAAACCATATTGTGCACCTAACTGGCCATTAATTTGGGCTACTTCTTTTACTACTTTTCTACCATCAACTCTAATTCCTGTTAGTCTTTGTTCAGCAGCAACAGAATCAAGTATACCTTCTGTAATGTCAGTTGTACTTTTACCAGTTAAAGTAGTTACTTTAGCAAATTCAGCTGCTTCTTCTGTTGATAATCCTAACTTTTTAGTTAGCATTACTTGGTCTTCTAAGATTTCATTACTAAATTTATTTGAAACCCCTAATGCTTCAGTTAACCCTACTTGAGCAGCTCTTAATTTTGTTAATGTTGCATATGATCTTTCCGAGTCAGCTACGAAAAAGGCCATTTCTTTCCTCATATCAGTTGCTGCTTCTCTAGATAAACCTAAGGTTCTATTAAATTCAGTGGCAGCCGTGTTACCTTTGATGATCATACCTAGCAACGCTCCAGGTCCAAAAGCATCCATTAATTGACCACCAGCGGCAGCTGTAGCTTTTACAAACCCACCACCTTCTACACGTGCTTCTCTAGCTGCCTTTGCTGCTTTAGTAAAAGGTCCTGATATAGCAGGACCAATACCAGGAATAGTTTTAAGGGTGTCAGCCATTCCCTCAAAAAACTTAGTTTTGTCATTTAATTTATTATTAGCTTCAACTAATTGATCAAAACTACCTAACATTTCTTGTGCAGACTCCTTACCATTCATAAGGTCCTCCATCATTTCATCAATCTTCGCTGCTTCTTCTTCTGTGGCTGTTACTCTTTTCTTTTGTAAGGCAGTAATAGTAGCATCGATAGTTGCTATTTTTCTTCGAGTACTTTGAGCTGCTTTATTAAGTTGAGCAGCTTTATTTTTATCCTTTAAGTCGTCTTGAGTTACACCTTGGAGTTTTTTGGCTTCTGTAGCAAGAGCTTTAGTATCACTAGCAGCTACCTTTGCTGCTTGTTCTAAATCACCCATGCTTCCAGCACCCTTGGCTAGAGCATCTCCAATTTCTTTAAAAAGTATTCTTAATTCAGCACCTTCAGCCCTGATATCTGATAATATCTGTTTAGAATCGCCTAAATTATCTTTTAATTCTTTGCCGTCAGCCATAAATTATTTTATTATAAATATTACTATTTATAATTACTTTTACCTTTGTATGGTTGGGATGCTTTAGCAAATTCAGGTACGTTTACAGAACCATCTGAATTTACTAGGTTTGTTTGACCTTTTTTACCTTGAGTAGCCTCCTTCATTTTTTTATCTGATTCTTTATAATAGTCATCTAATTCCTTCCAAGTAAATTTTCTTAACCAAATAGGCATATTATATATAGTATGCCAATCGTATCCACCATTACTATGGAAAACGATATTATGTATTTGCCTAAATAATCTTACTCTTATAGTGGCTGCCTCGCTAGACGTCAGGCCAAAAAAAGTTAATGTTAATTGGGATGGATCTGCTGATTTTACTTCCATCGGGAAAAAAAGACAGATCAATGTCTGGTGATATATCTGAGATATGTTTTCTTAATGCTTTAGCATCTCGAGCTAATAATGCTTTATCAACATAGTCTCTAATAAATTTTCTTTCTCTTTCTCCGTTTACAGAAGTAATAATATATTTTAATCTAGTAGATAGTGTTGGAACATTATCTTTATATAATTTTTTTAAACCTTCTAACTCATTATCTATTTTCTTTTCATCACGACCATCTAAAAGTTTCCAAGTAATTTCCGCTTTAGTAAAGGGTAATGTATATTTAAACTCATTTACTCCTTTAGTAAAATATTCTTCTTTTAAAGGTTTATTTTCTATTTCGGCTAAATCAACTTTATGTGTTTTATTTAATGAAAAGAACTCATATTCGCCACCATAACCTAAAACTCTTGTAGCAACCATAATTGCATTTTTATCACCTGCAATTAAATCATCATAGTTAATTTTACTAACTATAACGGATTTTAATACTTTATCAACTACTATACCTTTTTCAATATAAGACTGGTTGGTTAATATATCTTCTTCCTTAGCAGTCATATATTTTATTTCTACTTTTCCACTAGATAAAGGATTATCTTCGGGGTATACTATTCCTTTTGATGGTAATTCTACTACTTCAGTAGGCATGTTAAATTCGGCCATAATCTTTATTTGTTTATAACATTGTTTATTATACATATGTAATATAAAAAAAAGCTTGACCGAAGCCAAGCTATTTTTAAATGTAAATAATAACTAAAGGTTATATTGCCATATTCAATGGCTCGGTAAATAACCACCCGACATGATTTTTCTGATCTAAACTAAAATGCAACTTATTCATTTCACCACCTCTACGATTTTTACTAAACCATATAGCTCTACTACCCTCAGGGGTAAATTTCATATGTGCCATTGCGGTAATCATATGTTTAAAACGGTTACTACCCGCGAACTCTCCACCCTTGGTAACCTGCTGTATAATCATAAAGTTAGTGTTTATTTTATTTTGATTTCCACCTTTATTATGTTTTTCAAACAAATTAAGTAATTGTGTTTCAGCATTTTTAATAGTACCTCCATGGAAATCTTGAATAGCAACTGCAAGCTCCGCAAATGAATCTACTAAAACTGAATCCCATCCTTCACTAAGAATTGATTTAAGAATAACTAATGGATCATTTTCTATCCAATCACCCATAAACAAAATAGGTAATTTACCAAATTTAGGAAAACGTTTTACCATACCTACCATATCAATCTGAGTCATCTCACCAGAAATAAATAATACTTTATTACCATTTTCTTTCATATTAGCAAGCATATCTAGTAAAACTGTTGTTTTTCCAACACCAGGATCTCCAACAAATGCTACGTTAGTACCTTTCATCATACCTCCTTCACTCGAAAGTAATTTATCAATTTTAGTACCAGTTTTCATTGGAATAAATAGTTGGGGATCAAATTTAAAATCCTCCATTTTCATTGTAGTAGGTTTGAATCTTCTAACTACTTTACCAATTTTTTGGCTTGGTCGACCTCTTTTAATTTTTACTGTGTTTGACATAACCTTTATTATTTTAATTATTTACGGTGTAAATATACGAACCCCATCTGGGGTAACCAAATTTTTTGCGCAAGAAAGAAAAAAAAAGCTTGACCGGAGTCAAGCTAATTTTATCAAGGGGTGGGTAAAAATCTTAGAAGTTCAATACACAATAATCTGGTTGAACTGTCATTGTTAATTCCTGTGCAGTACTTTCAGTATCCCAATTGTAATCACCAAAACTTGCTTCAGTAATCATTGCTCCTTTAATAATCCATTCTGATACAATATCTCCTACAGGACCTAAAATATTAATAGTAAGGTCTTTTTTATAGAAGTCACTATATCCATCACGTCCTGTTACAGATTCATGATGTAAACGGACCCATTCCATTACTGCCTGAGCGCCAGATGGAGTAACAGGATCAAATAAAGTAAATGAAATTGTATTCCATACTGTTTTACCTTTTACATATCTTTGTACATTGATATGATTTAAAGGTACTGAACCTTGTGTTAATGAAACAGCTCCTACTCCTTTCATAATATAAGAAGGGAATCCATCAACAAATAAAATAAATCTATTTGCTTGTTTTGGCTCAAAAGCTGTGAAAAATATTTCGTTTGGGTTTAATACTGCCATTTTATTTTCTTATTTTATTATAAATATTTATCTTTTTAATTTTTACGCTGGGAATGTTGCTCCAGTTGGTAATACATTGAAATCTAATATAATAAATTCAGCTGTTTTAGTTGGTTGTAAGAATATTTGTCCTATCAACTCATTTCTATCTATCACATCTGGTGTATTATTTGACTCATCCATTACAACTTTGAATGCATATAATCCTTGTCTTTGTTGTACACTTTCTAAATAAGGGTTAACTTGTGTTAAGAAATTTTGTCTTGTAGCTATTGTATTTTGTTCAAATACTAAATTATCAGCTATTTGAGAAATAAAATCCTTAAGTGTAATTAATAATCTTCTAACATTTACTCTATCCAATGCTGATGAAGCTTTTTGTAATGTTTTCTGACCAAATACTACTACTCCTTGTCCTGGGAATGTAGCAATTGGGTTTACATTTGATTCATATAAAGTATCTCTATTAGTAGATGTTAATCTTCTTTCAGCTCTAACAACTTGTCCCATTCCTCCTCTAGTAATACCTGCTGGTGCAAACCATGGGTCTGCAGATGCATCTGTAAATGCATAAACACCAGGGATAAACGTAGATGGTGGAACATAAACCATTTGTGCTGTATTTGGATCTATAGTTTGTACCCAAGGCCAATATGTAGCAGCGTAACTAGAATCAAATCCTGAAGATTGATTTACTACTGTAGCTATTGCCTGATTGTATTTTACTAGATCTAAAACAAAAATACTATCACCTCTTGTAATTGTATTATTTACTAATGAAGTTATTTGAGTTGATGTAGATTGATTATTTAATCCAGGTGCTGAAATTACATTATATTGATAATCATCAGTATTTGACATTAAAGCAATTGCTGTAGTATAATCATCACCTATTAATCCTTGTGTATTTGCTGTTACACTTGATCCATCTATTAATTCATAGAATAAATTTGGTGCTTTTGAATTTATATTTGAACCTGCTCCAGCACCAAATGTACCTCCATAACTACCTGATCCAACTACTGGTAAAGAGCCTGTAAATTCATCTTTTGCAGATCCGTCATTATTAAAATACTCAGGTGTAGCAAAGTTTACTTGTTTTACTCTAACATAATTTGAAATATTAGGGAATGAACCTGATTCCTGGATAAATGTATCTGAACCTTCAGTTATTACTGTTGTGGTCATATTACCTATTGCTCTTTCTATATAATTAGGAGAGAATGGGTCTAATGAAATATTATTATATTGTTCTAATACTACTTTTTGGTTTTGAGTATCATTACCTCTTCTAATAAGTAATGAAAATACACCTGATGATGTATTAGAAGCCGCTATTTCCCATCTAACATTATTTACTGATCCACTTAATAGTTGTCCATTAGTTGCATCTGCAGGAGCACCAGAAGCCATTGATCCTGTATTATTCATTATTTCACCTTCGGAAATAGTTTCCAATACAAAAGGAGATAATCCAGAAGTAGGACCACCTGAACCTGTAGGTATTAATGAACTGGTAGCAGGAGCCCAAGTTGCTGAAGCTGATACTACACGAGTTACTAATAATGATTCACCACCATTTTGGAAATATTGGTTTGCTGCTATAGAAGTTAAGTAAGTAAATTGACCTGATCCACTTTTAAGGGCGCCACCAAATTTTGCTTGAAAAGCACTAAATGAGCTAACTAATGTAGGTCTTTCAATAGGTCCTAATACTGTTGGTCCTATTATTGCTGCACCTCTAACTACAGGTTGACCTGTAACAAAGGATTGGTCATTTTCTCTTGCTAATACTCCAGGAGATATTAATGTTTCTGCCATTTTCTTATGTTATTTAATATTATTTTATTATAAATATTAAAAACCTTTTCAAAAAACTATTCTACTAAAGTAATTTCTCCAGTCTCTAGGTTAATGTCTCCATCACCATATTTTTTCTGTAATTCTTTAGCAGTTTTATTAGACTCTTCTTGCAAATCTGCTAGTTTATCAAGAATACTATTTCGTTGTCCTTCCAAAATTGCTCTTTGAATATCAACAGCACCCAAATTAAGAGTTATTGTTTTATTTCTTTCTTGATATTCTTTAAGCTTATTTAATTCTTCTTTTGATAACTTAATTGTTTTACTCATGATTACTACTGTTATAAATATTAATTAAACTTTAAAAAAACTATAGTGAGATAAAATTTTACTTAGTTCAGATTTACTCACTGTTGTTTCATAACTAGAAAATTCATCATTAAGAGAATTCTTAGCTATATTTTTATAATGCATATAAAATACATCATTTTTTTTATTATAAAATGTTCGTGGTGCTTCCTCTTTTGATATCATTATTTCATGTATTTTTTCTGATATTCTTGGTTCACCTACTTTATATTTCAAACCAAATTTTTCACTATATACTTCAAATAAATCTTTTACATTAAATGATCTTAAATTTGGTATAATATTATATCCACTAACTTTTAATCCTTCCTCTATTAAATCCATTGCATCCTCTATATCAATCATAAAACGTGTCATTTCTTCAGAGTATAAAGTAAGTGTATAATTTTTATTTATTGCATCCCAAATTAAAGGGATAATACTACCTGTTGAATTTAAAACATTACCATAAATAGCAGATGAAAGTAAAACATTAGATTTTTCAGCATTTACTATAAAAGATTCACCAGCTATAAATTTCATAGAACCGTATAATGTAGTAGCCGAACGTGATTTATCTGAAGAGATAAAACATGCGGATTTGAAATTATTTTCTTCAGCTGCCCTTCTTGAATTAATAGCTCCATTTATTAAAACCTTAACTCCTTCTTCTACATTTTGATCAACTGCTTCTATTTGTTTTAATGAAGCTGCAAAAATACCTATTGTATGTCCCTTAGATGCTCTTTTTAATAAATCAAAATTACGAACATCTCCTATAACACAATTAATATTTGGAAATCTTTTTTTAAGATAATAATGTTTAGCTTCATCTCTAGAATATATAGTTATTTCATTATTATTATAATAACGAGCTACTAAATTAGAACCTAAATAACCAGCACCACCAGTTATGAATATTTTTTCTCCATTCATGGATTTATAACTTTTAATTCAGGGAAGGGAATTATATAAGGAATATTTAAATGTTTAGTTTTTTCTATTATCATATCAGAAAAATTCCAAGCAAAAATTAAAATATAGTCCGCTTCACCTATTTCAGATGGAGGTAATATACGAATTTTTCCATTGGAAGTCAACCTATTATATCTTTCTGGTGATTCATCTATAATATAATCAATATAAGATTCGTCTAAATCTAGAGTACCAACAACTACATTAGCTCTACCAGAAGCTCCATAACCTATTATTTTTTTATCTTTATTATTATCTAAAAATGTTTTCAAATTATTTAAGGATTCGGCTATAGAATTTTTAAATTCACTTAAATCATTATAATCTTTTTCTATTTCCATAAATCCATCTACTACTTCTTCTTTAGATTCGGATGTATTTTTTGTTGCTATAACTCTGATAGAACCACTATGTATAGGCACACTTACAACATCTAATATTTTAAGATTATGTCTAGAAAGTAAAGTTTTTAAACTTGTAACAGTATAGTAAAATAAATGTTCATGATACATAAAATCAAATTGAAATTTATCTACTAAATCAACTAAATATTGTACTTCAAAAATAAACCTACCCTTAGGCTTTAATGAATAATGAACTCCCTTAACTACTGAGTTTATGTTTTCTATGTGAGCAAAAGTATTACTTGCTAAAATTAAATCAAATTTATTTTCCCATTCTTTATTTCTAGCTAGATTATAATTAAAAAAATCATTTAATATATTTAAAGATTTTTTCCTTCCAAGTTCTACAATATTAGTAGCGGGATCAACTCCTAAAGTATTATGGATTCCTCTAAATTTTAATGCTTCAAGTAATGGACCATCATTACATCCAAATTCCATTATATTGCTCATTGGGGTTAATTTTTGAGTTTTAATTAACCAATCAGCAAAACTATTAAAATGTTTTTGCATTCCTACAGATGAGATATATCTGTAATCTTTAAATAGTACCTTTGGTGGTATTAAGGTATTAGTTTGAACTAACCCACAATTTCTACATTTTATTATTTTTAAAGGAAAGTATTCTATATTTTTATTTTCTTTTGGAAAACTCCCTGCTAAAGGTATTTTACCAAAATCATAAATTACATCAAATTTTCTTCCACCACATGAGGCACAACTTTTTCTATTTTTCATCTAAATAATTTATAAATGAGTAATCAGCTGCTTTATATTCTTCTAATAAGTCTAAGTACTCACCATGTCCACAGCAACCCCCATATGATATTCCTAATTGCTCAATTTTAGGTAAATCTAAAATAATACTTTTATCTTTTTCTAATGTAAATGTTTTATCATTTACCCTTATATTTATTACATTTACTTTAACATCATAAACAAATAATCTAGGTATCCAAGAATTAGACTTTAGCTTTTTAAACGTATTATCATTTTGTATAAATACTTTAAAATCTTCAGTACCACTTTTATTAAAAAGAGTATTATCTTCAAATAACATTAAATCCTTAATATCATCTGGGTGGATTACATAATCAAAAAGAGATATTAAATGTTTAAAATAATGTTCTGCATCTGTAAATTTATTATTTACAATATGTGGGTGAGTATCTTGCATGTAAAATTGCATATCAAATAAAGATACTAATTTTTCTAAATGATTTCTATCAAATATATTTAACATAAAACTAGGAAATCTATAACCAGTTTCATTAAAATTATCTTTAACTCTAGATGTTAAAATAGGTAATGGATTTTTTAAATCTCCAATAATATTTTCTGTTAGTTCAATATCATAATTTATAAAACTAAAATAATCATACTTAAATGAACTATCATAAGTAGCCCATCTTCTTCCTTGAGTAGGTTCTTCTTCATATTTTTGAAGGGGTAAAGCTAGATTTGCGGCATTAAAAATTTGATTAAACGCCGTCCACCCATAATCATCAAGAACATTTTGTATTTTAATAGGTCTTTTATCAAGTGTAAGAGTTTTCCAAAAAGCTATACCCCTATAAGGATAATTTAAAATAGGATTACTTTTATCATATACTGTATATTCTACTTTATTTTGTATTTCTACTGGTATAGGTAAATGTGAAGAAATTAAAATATCAAAACCATGGCTTTTAATTTCATCTATATTTTTAAGTAATAATTTTTCTTTTTCTTCATTATTACAATGACAGGTAATAACTACTAAATTATTGGTCGGCATAAGCTATTTCTATTGCTGAGTTTACACTCAATTTAATTATTTCTTCTGGTATTTCCCAGTCGTTTACAAAAACTTTTAATCTTAAAGATGGATTATTTAATTCATCATATAAAATAGGTATATAAATTAATTGATAATCTAATTTTTTATAAACTAAAGATTTATGTACTAATTTATCATTAATAAATATTTTTATATCTAAATCTTTTAATATATCCCAAAAAAATAAAATTACCTTACCAGTTCCTCTTACCTCTGGATCGTTATCAAACCATATTTTTTCTTGTCCTATGAACCATTTAAATTCACTTTTATTGTATTTAGCCCAAATATCCCCTTCCATAACAATACTAGTTTTTATTTTTGGTTCGTTTGGATTTTCTCCTTCCCATTTTTTTCTAGGTATTATTAAACTATTAACAGAATTAAATTTTTGAAATAAATAATTTTCAACTATTACCTCAGTTTTAACATAATCAGTATAATTAATTGATTTTATATTTTTTATAAAAGGTTTTAATTTTAAAGCAAACCAAGCCATATACATACTAGCATCATCGTTTCCATATTTTAAAATGATATTATCATAATTAATGAGATTATCATCAAAATCTTTTAGCATTTTATCTGTAACTTCAAGATCATAATTTAAAACAATAACTTCATCATAATCTAATTGATTAGCAAATAATAAACCTCTTTTAAATTGTTGAGCCGCTGCGTAACCATAATCTACAGCTAAAGTATTTAATTTAAAGGGAATTGTTTTTTTTCTAAATTTATTTAATTTTTTCCAATTTATCATTGATTTATCCTTTATATTAGATATAGGATTACTGTAGTCATAAATTGAATATCTTACTAATGGTTGTATATCTTCTTTAATTGGATAATGAGAAAATAAAATAATATCAATATTATATTTTTTAATATTGATAATAGTATTTTTTAATGCCTCTTGCTTTTCTGGGGTATTGCAATAGGCTGTCATTAAAAAGCAACGTTTATTTGTCATAACATGCTATATATTCTGTTTTATCCTTTTTAGGATCATATTTTTCAATAGATTCATATTCTATATAATTAGTAAAATTATTACTTTTAAACCAATTACCATTATTAGTTAAAATATGATTTATAATATCTTTTTCTATTTTATAATTTTCTAATAATTGTTTTTTTCTATGTAGTGTTATATTATCTAACTTTTTATCAGATTTTCCAAAAACGTAAAAATCATTTGTTAAGGATTTAACTGTGTCAAATATTAATTTATGTTGAGGGTGTCCATATTCACCTATGGGATTATGGGTTACTACTTTTTCCCATTTTCTATCTTTAAAATATCCAGTAAGATTTAAAGTTTGACCATCTGGGTAAAGAGTATCTTTATAATCCAAAATTTCCCAAGAACCAATATTTAATTCACCCATTATTAACATAAATTCTTTTACTCTATTTTTATCATCTGGGTTTGTAATGCACACAATTTTATATTCATGTCCATAATTAATTAATTCAGCGCCACCAAAAATTAACTCATCATCAGGATGAGCTATAATCATAAGTTTTTTTAAATTATAATCATTAAAGGCTTGATTTAAAACACCGGCATTCTTTTGTTTTACAGAAGGATCAGGTCCATGAAAAAAATAAGGTACTAATGATTTTTCATCATACATAACATCAAAACCTTCTTTTGTTAATTGATTTGGTACTTTTATTTCTTTTTCACTACTATAATAATTATTCCAAGTTACAGGTAGGTAAGCATTATTATTATCTCTCCACATAATATAATTAGCTACCCTTTCTTCAGACCAGGCATTATCATCTACAAAAACTGTATAATGTACATTATTTAATTCTTTATTAATATTCATACATTCCTCAAAAAAAGATAAGGAATTTATATCATAAAAATAAAACCCAGTAGCTATAATTCTATTATTAGGATTTCTTTTGATATTTTTAATATGACAAATTTCTGTGCCGTATTTACCATTTAATTCAACACCATTATGTTTTCTCCATTGTTTAATATCTTCATGATAATACCTCATAAATAGAGGATAATTTTGTACTAAATTTAAATATTTTAAAGATTCATCTATATGTTCAGTAACAAATGCATCACCATCTAACCAACCATAAAAATCATAATTTTCACTAATTGATTCAATACTAGCTAAATATTTAGCATAATAAAGAGAAAAATCTTTATTAATTAAATCAAAATCACCACTCCAAATTATTTCTTTTTTAAGATCAAAATCTATTCTTTTATTAATTACATTAGGTAAATTTATTTTAGAATCACAATTAAATCCATAAACTATTAATTTATACTTGGAATGTTTTAGTAAACTTTTAGCTAATACTTCTATCATAGATAAGTAATGTTCATCTCCACCCGTAATCCAAATAAAATTATCTTTATTAGTAGGGTTTAAAATATTAAAAGATTTACCTAATACTTGATCTACTGTAATTGATTTTTGGCAAATATGTTGCTCATCTGTTCCTTTTTTAATAGGACACCAATCCCAATCTCCAGCATCAAAAACAGATTCTGGTTTAGTCCAACATCCATTACATACATTAAAATTTTGAACTCTAGTTATATTATTTGTAAATTCATGTTCTGGTGTAGAGAAACCATTTAGCATTAAAGTATGTCTATTTAATGCCCAATTAATCCAAGATAAACCAGATCCTAATCCAATAAATAAATCTGCATGATATAGATAATTAAATAATTCGTCCCAAGGTAATTTACTTTTATTTATAATATTTGGTCCACTAAATCCTCTTAAACTTAAACTAACTACTTTATAACCTTTAGTTTTAAATTTTTTTGCTAATTCTCTCCAATTATCATGAGGCCATTCTTTACAGCCAGAAGTAGCTTGTGGACCAATACAAATATATTTTTGTTTAATAGGTCTTTTTTTAGGTTTAAAATTAATACCATAATTAACTTCTTTAAATGGAAGACCTAAAATATCTGATGCTGTTTGTATTAATGGTATTGTATTAGGTTGATTTGGATGATCATTTTTATTTTTAAAATCTCCATTACTACTTCTAAACCAACCTATTTTATATTGTACATAACATTCACAACCTACATTTGGTTCAATAAAAGTTAAATCTTTATATCCTTCTAGTTTTTTAAACCAATCATTATGAAAAGTTGATACTATTACTTTACATTTATGTTTCTTTTGAAATTCAACAGCTTGAGGAGCCCAAGCTAGAGTATCACCTAGTGAACTTGAATCAAATGAGATTTTTACTGTTTTATCTTTTAAACTAAAAGTATGTACAACTTCACCATTAATTTTAATAATCCATGGAATATAATAAGATCTATTACATTTAGTCCACATATTATTTTTAATATTAGAAGAATGTATAACTTCATTATTATCTGCATTTATAAATTCAATAAAGTAGTCCTCTCTTTGAGAGCCTAAAATCTCTACTTTAGGACCCAAATCAAAAGTTATTTTAATTTCATTAGGAGGTAGATTATTATATAATTTTATTATTTCCTCGTTTGCTATTTTTGCAGCATTTTCCCAAGTAAATTTATCTCTAATTTCTTTAGATTCAATTAATGCTCTTTTTTTATGAATATTATAATTTTCATAAGCATCTCTCATTACTTTCTTTAAATCTTCATAATCAGGTTGATAAAATTCACCTGGTAAATCAGATTGGGAATAAGTAGAATATTCACCTCCTAAAGCAGGAATTGTACCTTTTATCTTAACTGGTAGTCCTTTTCCTTCTGCAAATTCAAGTTGAGCACTACAATTAGAATAA